GAAGACAACCCGGTGCCACTCGGTCTTCTCCTGCTGGTTGCCGTCCTTGTCCTTGCGAACCGATGTGGTGGCAAGGCTGATCCGGGTGATCGCCATGCCCGCCTGCGTGAACTTTTGATCCGGGTCGTTGCCTAGATTCCCAACCAAAATGACCTTATTGATTCCGCGTGCCATTTCTTAGCTCCTTGATGCTCCGAGGGCCAGCTCCATGAAAGCCAGGGCTGCCTGGATGAAGTGATTCAATTGACTTGGGGTTGTGCCTGCCTTTCGCCGCCATATCAGCCATGTTCTCGGCTTGAGTCCCCGCGAAGAGGTGCTCAGGGTTGACGCAGGAAGGGGTGTCACAGACATGGCAGATCACAAGCCCATCTGGGATTGGTCCATAGCGCATTTCAAATGAGACTCTGTGAGCTTTTGCGGGAGGCCTACCCCTTGCAGTGGAGATCGTTCCATAGCCGCGCCCGTCCTTTGATCCTGTCCATATCCAGCAGCCAGACTCGTTGGCGTTGATGCAACGCCAGAATCGCAAGTGAATAGGTTCAATGTTGTGGCTTCGGTTGGAACAGGTGTGAGAGCAGTACTTCCGGCCAAGCC